GGCCATATCATCTATGGCGGCACCGGCGGCTGCATCATGGCCAACAAGATCACTGGCAACGACCAGATGGCCGACGCCATCCAGGTCAATGTCGGTGCGACAGGGGTCATTGGGCCGAACTTCATCACGGGCTGCACGAATGCCGTCTTGAGCAATTCCACGTCCGCTCAGCTGCTCGTGCGCGGAAACACCTCGACGGCGGGAATGGCGCTGAACGCCGCCAATCTGGCCAACGACAACTATAACACGACCAGCGGGACTTACGACGCCCAGAATATGCAGGGCTTTCGAGGGAAGGCCGCAGCCGCGACCATCCTCGCGCTCACCAATCCCACCGCAGGCGACCGTGCGTTCGCCACAGATGCCAACTCCAGCACCTTCAACGCAGCGCTGGCCAGTGGCGGCGCGAATGGCGTGCCCGTTTTCTACAATGGCTCATCGTGGCGCATCGGATGAAAGGATAGACCATGACCATCAATCTAAAGGGCGTCACGAGCTGCCTTGGCTATGCTCAGGATGCCACTATCAGTGCCGCAAGCAACCTGCCCAGCATCCCGACCAAGGACAAGCAGGGCAACAAACAGCAGCCTACGATTGCCGCGATCATCGTTCACGGTCAGGCGGCGCGCTGGCGGGATGACGGCACAGCCCCCACGGCTTCGGTCGGCATGTATCTGCCTGCCGATACCCCCTTCGTCTACGACGGCGATCTCAACGCAATCCAGTTCATCGAAGTCACGTCCGGCGCCGAGCTGAACGTGTCCTACTACGCATGACCTTACGGGCGAGGTTCACCCGGTTTCAAAGGAGGTCTTGATGGCACCCGAGAATGATGTTACAGAGGTTCCAGCGGATACGACCCCGGTCGCTTCCGTGCCGGATCAGGAGGCTACGGCTCCTCTTGTTACCGATGAACCTGAAACGCCGGAGGCCAGCGAAGCGAAGACCTTCTCCCAAGAGGAGTTGGACGCAGCAATCGCAAAGCGCCTTGCCCGTGCAGAACGGCAATGGAAGCGTGAAGCTGCCCAGCAAGCCGAACCTGCCCCAATCGCTCCCGCTAACGACGGTGAACCTCTTTCAGCAGAGGAGATCATCGCTCAATATGAAGCGACCAAGCAGCAGCAGGCCCTGATCAGCCAGTGGAGTGAGCGAGAAGAAGTCGCTCTGGAGAAGTATCCCGACTTTGAACAGGTCGCGTACAATCCAAGCCTTCCGATCACTGACGACATGGCCATGGCAATTCAATCTTCCGAGATTGGTGGCGACATCCTCTATTCGCTCGGCTCAAACCCGAAAGAATGTGCGAGAATTGCTGCCCTTCCGCCGATCCTGCGCATCAAGGAACTCGGACGGATCGAAGCCAATCTGGCAGCAAATCCCCCGGCGAAGAAGAGTTCGAGCGCCCCTGCTCCGATCTCCCCTGTCACCCCCCGCGCAAGCGGCGGGCCTGCTTACGACACGACCGACCCGCGATCTCTTGAGAAAATGGGAACATCGGCCTGGATCGCAGCGGAACGACAGAGGCAGATCAAGAAGCTGGAAGCGCGTCAGTAACAACCTGAAGGCCCACGTCGCGATGACGTCGGCTTTCCCCGTGCCCCGCAAGGGGCCTGATGGAGCCTTTTATGAGCAATTCGCTTCTTACCATCGACATGATCACGGCGAAGGCACTCGAAATCTTCGAGAACGAGTCCGCGATCCTGCGCAACGTCAACCGCCAGTATGACGACAGTTTCGCCGTCAATGGCGCCAAGATCGGCACCACACTGCGCATCCGCCTGCCTGACCGCGCATTGGTCACGGACGGCGCGGCGCTTCAGGTTCAGGACGACAACGAGCAGTACACCACGCTCACCGTCTCCAACCAGAGCCACATTGGCCTGAACTTCACGACGGCCGAAATGACGATGAGCCTCGATGATTTCGCCGAACGCGTTCTCAAGCCCCGCGTCTCGCAGCTTGCGACCACGGTCGATGCGAACGTCGCCAATGCGTTCCAGTATATCGGCAACTCGGTCGGCACGCCCGGAACCACGCCAGCTACGTCGCTGGTGATCCTGCAGGGCAACCAGAAGCTGAACGAAAACGCAGCGCCGCTCAACGAGCGCTACATGACCGTCAACCCGGCCGCCAATGCTGGCCTGGTCGAAGGCATGAAGGGTCTGTTCAACCCCGTCTCGACGGTAAGCAAGCAGTTCAAGAGCGGCATGATGGGCGAAGGCATCCTTGGTCTCGATGAGATCAATATGTCTCAGAACATCCGCACGTTCACGACTGGCTCGCGCACGGCAACCGGCGGCACGCTGTCGGCTTCCGTCACCACGCAGGGCGCAACAACGATTGCCATCACCGGCGCCGGCGCATCGGCCACGGTCAAAGCTGGCGACGTGTTCACGGTCTCGGCGGTCAATCTGGTCAACCCGCAGACGCGTGAATCGACCGGTTCGCTGTTCCAGTTCGTGAACCTGGCCGACGTCACGTTGAGCGGCGGCGGTGCAGGCAACCTCACGGTCGCACCGATCTACGACGCGACGCAGGCCCTCGCGACGGTGGACGTGCTGCCGCAGTCGGGTGCCAACGTGGTGTTCACCGGCACGGCTTCGACCGCCTACGCGCAGAACCTCATCTACAACAAGAACGCGATCACCTTCGCCAGCGCAGACCTGTTGATGCCGCAGGGCGTCGATATGGCCTCGCGTCAGGTCCACAACGGCGTCTCGATGCGCATCGTGCGTCAGTACGACATCAACAACGACCGCATGCCCTGCCGCCTGGACGTTCTCTACGGCTACGCGGTCATCCGCCCTCAGGCCGCTGTGCGCGTCTGGGGCTGACCTCCGTCAAAAGAAAGGATTTAGACAATGGCACTTCCCTCGATTGGCGGCGGCGAACAGATCGGCGATGGCAACCTCAACGAACTGAAGCTCGGCTATATGGCCGCGCCGCAGACGGCCACCGCAACTGCAACCCTGACCGCAGCCCAGATCACCGGCAACATCCTTGTCGGCAACCCCAGCACGTCCGCAGCGGCCTATACGCTGCCGACCGTGGCGGCTCTTGAGGCTGTTCTGACCAACGCCAAGATCGGCAGCACATTCGATCTTATCGTGGTTAACCTGGGCACCTCGTCCGGCGTCATCACCATGACGACCAACACGGGCTGGACGCTCTCCGGCCTCGCAACGATCGCAGTCACCACGTCCGCTCAGTACCGTGCCCGCAAGACGGGCGTGGGTGCGTGGACCCTGTACACGATCGGATAAAGCGATGGTCTGGAACAAGCCCATCGGCGTCGCGTACAGCGATCCGGCCCTGAGCGGGGCAACTGTGGACGCATCTCCTGTTGGTGCCACGACACCGGCCGCAGGCGCCTTCACGTCCCTGACCAGCACGACTGCCCCGACGACCTCGGACAGCAGCGGTGCGATTGCCCTGAACTCTGCTGGCGGTGTCTACGTCTTCTCGACGGCGATCACCGCGAACAGCACCACCACGTCACTTGCGGCGGGGAACATGGGCATCACCACCAACGCCACTGGCCGGGGCAAGCTGTTCTACTCGGACGGCACCAAGTGGCAGTTCATGGCCGTCAGCTAACGAGCGAGGGGGCTTTCGGGTCCCCTCCTCTCCTTTGGAGTGAGCGATGACCTCTGCGGCCGATCTCATCAATGGTTCCCTGCGATTGATCGGCGTTCTCGCAGAGGGCGAGGTTCCGAGCGACGACGCATCTCAGGACGCGGTCGCTGCGATGAACCAGATGATCGATAGCTGGAACACCGAGCGCCTGTCCGTCTACGCGACCACTGAAGTCACGTTTACATGGCCAGCCAGCGCGCGGGAGAGAACCATCGGCCCCACCGGCGATTTTGTCACCACGACACGCCCGGTCTCCATCGATCCGTCAACCTATTTCATTGGCCCGAATAACCTGTCGTTTCCCGTGACGATGGTCAATCAGGATCAATACAACGCCATCGCGCTGAAAAGCGTGACATCAACATATCCTTATATCCTGTGGGTCAACAACAGCTTTCCGGATATCACGCTCACCGTTTATCCGGTCCCCAGCGGCACGACCGAATGGCACATCGTCTATGTGACGATCCTCGCGCAGATTGCGTCACTGTCCGACGATATTTTGCTCCCCCCCGGATACCTTCGTGCGTTCAGATACAATCTGGCGTGCGAACTGGCGCCGGAATGGGGCGTGGAGCCCTCCCCCACGGTCAAGCGCATCGCCATGGTGTCGAAGCGCAATCTCAAGCGGATCAACAATCCCGACGACCTGATGGCCATGCCATTTGCGCTGGTCAACAATACCGCGAGATTCAACATCTTCACGGGGTCGATGGGGTGAAAACCAACATCCTCGGCGGATCATATCGGGCAAGGTCCACAAACGCTGCCGATGCACGCTGCGTCAACCTCTTCGCTGAAATCCTCCCTGAAGGCGGCAAGGATGCGGCCTTTCTTGCTCGCGCGCCGGGGCTGCGGTTGCTCGCCGAAATCGGAACGGGCCCAATCCGTGGGCTTTGGACCTATTACGGCACGGGCTATGTCGTCTCGGGCTCTGAACTCTACAGCGTCGATGCCAGTTGGAACGCCTCTCTGATCGGCACGGTCGGGGGAACCGG